CTCATGCGTGCGCGCCGCAGAAATCTGACACCGTTTTTGAAAGCCAATCGCAATGGGCCGAAAACCGAAACCAACCGCCATCAAGATTCTGGAAGGCACCCAACGCGGCCCGGCCAAACGCGAACCGTCCGCGCCGCCCGGCACGCCGCCGATGCCGGAACGCCTGGCCGTTGAGCCGATTGCGGTGGCCAAGTGGCACGAACTCGTTGACATCCTTGCCAGTATGGGAGTGCTGACCACGGGCGACGGCGAAGCGTTGGCCACGCTGTGCGAAGTCCACGCAGCTGCTCAAGCCTGCCTGCTTGAGCTCAGGGCCAGCGGCCCAACAATCAAAACGGATCTCGGTGGCGTAAAACCGAATCCCGCCGGCAGTCTGTATCGCGGGCTCGTCGTGTTGCAGGCCAGTCTGATGGGTGACTTTGGGCTGACACCGAGCAGCAGGGTGCGACTTGGGACGAAAGCCGAAACGCCCAAAGACGATCTTGAAGCGTTCTTTGCCTCAGAAGGTGCCTAGTCTTTCGCCGGCTGGCGAGGCTAAGTACCGACGAGTGGTGCGGTTCTTTGAGGGTGTGCTGCGTCACTCAAAAGGACAGCACGCAGGCGAGCGATTCACGCTACTGCCGTGGCAGCACGACATTTTCCGCGAGCTCTTCGGCAGGCTGAAACCCGATGGCATGCGGCAGCGCCGAGTGGCCTACATTGAGGTGCCGAAGAAGAACGGAAAGAGCACGCTGCTTGCTGGCATCGCCCTGTACATGCTATTGGCCGACGAGGAGCCAGGGGCCGAAGTCTACGGGGCATGCACTGACCGAGAATCCGCTGGCATCATCTACAGGGAGGCCGCAGCGATGGTGCGGGCTTCGCCTGCCCTGTCCAAGGTGCTTGAGGTGGTGGACTCGCGGAAGACGATCATTCACCGGGCCAGCAACTCGTTTTACCGGGTGCTGAGTGCCGATGCGTTTCGGGCTGAAGGGCTGAACATTCACGCCCTGCTCTTTGACGAGCTCCACGCCCAACGCGATCGCCGCCTGTGGGACGCGCTCAGGTACGGCGGTGCTTCCCGCCGGCAGCCGCTGCTGCTGTCCATCACCACGGCCGGGGAGTTGGACCGCAAGGCTCTGTGGTGGGAACAGCGAACGTATGCCGAGCGGTGCAAGGCAGACCCAAAGCTAGACCCGGCCTTCTTCGGCTGTGTGTTCAAGGCCGACGAAGCCGATGACCCTTTTGCAGAGGCGACGTGGCACAAGGCTAACCCGTCGCTGGGGCACACCATCACGCTGGAGTCATTTGCGGCAGACGCACTAGAAGCCAAGAACAGTCCTTCAAAACTCAATTCTTTCTTGAGATATCGGCTTGACGTGGCCACGGCGTCAGACGTGCGATGGATTCTGCCCGACAAGTGGGCTGCGTGCGGCGGCGAGTTGCGACCACTCGACGGCCGCCAGGCGTACGTTGGACTGGACTTGTCGAGCACCACGGACCTGACCTGCGCCGTGTATCTCTTTCCTGACGATGATGGCACCTTTGACGTGCTGCCATTCTTTTGGGCTGCTTCCGAGAACGCCCAAGGCCGGGCACACCGGGATAAGGTGCCCTATCTGGACTGGGCCAAAGAACGCAACGAGTACGGGCCGCTGCTACGGCTCACGGACGGCAATGCCACCGACTACGACACCGTGCGGAGAGACATCAACGAAATCAGCAAGCGTTTCGTGATTCGGCAGATGGGAATTGATCCCTGGAATGCCCAACACGTCGCCCAGCAACTGCAAGCAGACGGCTATGACATCGTAGCCTTTAGGCAGGGCTTCGGCTCAATGTCGAGCCCAGCCAAGTTCTTGGAGACGTTGGTTCTCGGAGGCAAGCTGCGGCACGCCAATAACCAACTTCTCGGATGGATGGCCAATAACGTCGCCATTGAGATGAACCACGCCGGCGACATTAAGTTGAGCAAGAGCAAGAGCACCGAACGCATTGACGGCATGGTGGCACTCGTGGAAGCAGTTGGCCTGTGGCAGACGGCAACCGCACCGAAGCCAGAACAAACCTGGGACATCCACACGATATGATCGCCAACGCCGAGACGCCCGAGAAGTCGTACCGCATCATTGATCTGCGTGGCTCGTACGGCGACGGGTGGAGCGAGTCACCTGCTCGAGGCCCGGCCGGGGTTCGCATCACGCCTGAAACGGCGCTGATGTGCTCGGCGGTGCTGGCCTGCGTGCGGCTGATTGCCGAGAACGTGGCCACGATTCCGCTACACCTGTATCGGCGTCTGCAAGAGGGCGGCAAAGAGCGTGCCCGCGATCTGCCGCTGTATCGGATTCTTTCGCAGGCACCCAACGGCTGGCAAACGTCGTTTGAGTTTCGCGAAATGCTGACGGCCCACTGCCTGCTGTACGGCAACGCCTACGCTGAGATCCGCAGCGGTTCCGCCGGGGCTGTCACTGAGCTCTGGCCGCTGCACCCCAGCCGCATGACGGTGAAGCAGCTGGAGGACGGCACGCTGCGTTATTGCTACCGCGAGCAGAACGGCACCGAGTCTTACTACCGGCAGGATCAGATTTTCCACCTGCGGTGGCTGAGCCAAGACGGCGTGACTGGAATGCTGCCCATCACGCTCTCGCGTGACGCTATCGCCCTGGCCCAAGCCCTTGAGGCTCACGGCGGATCGTACTTCGGCAACGCCTGCCGGCTGTCGGGGCTGATGGAAAGCGACAACCCGATCACGGTTGAAACTGCCGAGCGGCTGCGTGAGCAGTTTGAGAGAATTCACAGGGGCGCTGACCGGGCTCATAGAACGGCCGTGCTGCCGCAGGGCGTGCATTGGAAGGACGTGCAGGCGTCCAACGAGGCGAGCCAGTTCCTTGAGACGCGGGCCTATCAGACGGTTGAGATTTGCCGTGCGTACCGGGTAGACCCGTCGTATGTGCAAGACAAAACCAAGGTTGGCTACGCAAGCCAGGAGCAGGCCGCCATCGACTTGGTGCAGCAGACGCTGTTGCCGTGGTTCCGCCGTTGGGAATCCGCCATCACACGCGACTTGGTGACGCAGGACGAGGTGTACTTCGCTGAGTTCGATACCCGTGGCCTGCTGCGTGGCGACTTGGCCGCCCAAGGTGCATGGCTGCAGACAATGCTCACGACCGGCATCTACAGCGTCAACGAGTGCCGCGAGGTTCTGAACATGAACCCGATTGGCCCAGAAGGCGATCAGCGGTACATGCAGATGAACTTGACCACGATGCAGGGCATCGCGGCCGATGCCAGCGTTGGTAATGCTGGCGAGCCTGCCCCGGCCGACAACCTGCCCGTGTCGTACACCGACGACTTGCTCAATGGCGTGACGCCGCCAGAAGGTGCCGTTAATCCTGTTAGCCCGGTGCCGCGTTCTGCCCCAGACGCCGTGGACGTTGGCGACTTTGTGTCGTGGAATTCGTCGGGCGGCCGTGGTCGTGGAAAGATTGACCGCGTGGTGCGCGACGGCACGATCAACGTGCCGGGCAGCAATTTCAATATTGAGGGAACTGCGGACGATCCAGCTGCGCTAATCAGCGTCTACCAAGAAGTTTCAGGCGGCTGGAAGAAGACCGACACGCAGGTAGGCCACAAGTTCTCAACGCTGACGAAGATTGACCCGCTGCCGCCCCCGCCGCCTGAAGAGAAGGCGAAGCCAAAACGTGGGAGCCGCAAGCGTGGCTAAGTACGACAACATCGACTTCACGCCACCTGATGGTGTCCGCAAGGAGGCCTCCAGAGGGCTGGCATGGCGCGACGAGTTCAACCGTGGCGGAACAGGCATTGGCGTGGCCCGTGCCCGTGACTTGTCCAACGGCACGAATATCAGCCCCGACACTGCACGCCGCATGGCGTCGTATTTCGCTCGTCATGAGGTGGACAAGAAGGGCCAAGGATTCCAGCCAAGCGAAGACGGGTTTCCCAGTGCTGGGCGTATCGCCTGGGCTCTGTGGGGCGGCGATCCCGGCCAGGCATGGGCAAACAAACTCACTCGGCAGATGGATGCCGCAGACAACGAGGGCCGAAACATGAACATTGAAATGGAACGCCGCTGCGTGGCTCTTCCGCTGACGCTCGAAACCCGAGAAGCCGGCAAGGCGTATATCGGGGGCTATGCGGCCAAGTACAACGTACGCAGCACGATGCTGGGCACGTTCCGCGAGCAGATCATGCCGGGGGCGTTTACCCGCGCTCTCAAAGAGCAGTCGCA